CGACATTTGTACTCCGTTTTTTATAATTATCCGTCTAAAATAATGTTTATTTGATTTACTAAATCCTTCGCCTAGGTAAAGATTGTTTAAATTCTGTCACCCTGATTTTAAGTAAATATTTGAATTTATTATGCAATTACTGAGTTTTATAATATTTATATACATCTTTGTTCTTAACGCCCCTTTTTTCTATCACTTGCCCATTGAGTTCACCATCAACGCAAATAAACATTGTACTAATCCATAAAATTATGGAGATCAGCTTAACACAAAAAGAAAAAGCCCCCACTAATCAATAGTGAGGCTTTGCCGTATTTCCCGGCTAGCACATTTAAAAATCGATAGCTAAAAAAAAGCCAACTTGTTAGAGTCAGCTTAATTCAATCGTTTGAGAATCATGCTTGCATAGTTATTGTCCGTTGCAATCTTCTATCATTTTTATTTTTATAAATATAATTTAAACCAGCCATGTGACATTTTGATTAAATTTCACTCAACACTTTTTTTGTTAAATAAGTCACATTTAATCTTATTAATGCACTAACCATTACAACCTATAAACACAATGTGTATCAATTACTTCTGCTTGATTTTGTAAATTACAGTATCCTTAGTTTACCTAACTGCCAAAATCAATAACACAATGGAACACCAAACACTTTTAGACGAATTAAATTCGCAGATTGAATATTACTCAAAAAGAACTGACTGCCCACCAACTAGAATTCGTATTGGGTATAAAACCTATTACGAATTAATGCAGAATCCTAAATTTGCCGATGAAGTATCAAACTCCGCTTTAGATCCAAACAAACGCAAATACAAAAAATTAAAAATAAAAGTTACTAAGGATGACAATCAACTTGAACTTGAATGATTTCTCATAAAAAAGCCTACTCTTTCAAGTAGGCTTTCCCCTTATGACTTTTGCGCTGATCATTAAGGTTTATTGTTGTTTAAAGCAACACTCAGATCTTACAGAAATACTTAACAATAAAATAGCCCCGCCAATAATCGATATTTAGCGGGGCCCTTTGCGCCGTAATCCGTCCGGCAAATAAAAATTAAAACTTAGGTTTTTAAATTGTTCTTACGGGCTAATTCAATTGATTCATTTAAACTATCAAATAGAAGTTTTGATTCCTTTTGAATTTCTGAATATTCTCCACCCGATTTACGTAACATGGCATTAATAAAGCCATGGGATGTATTTAGATATTCTTCAATTTGGCTATTGAGCGTATATAAACTTGAATATTTTATATTTGAATTTAACACTCTCAATTTCCAAAAAATTTTAAAAAACTCAGCTCTCTCATTAACATCAGACTCACTATCCGAAGAGGGAAATCTATTAATAATAAAATTGAGGTCACTTACATGAGCTTTTATTTCTCGCAAATCCTTATCAAGAGATTCAGCCACATATTTTTCCCGCCAGTCACTATATAAAATTAGCGCTAGAACAAGGGAGGAGACACTTAAACCAAAAGTTACGGTATCTTTAAAATTTAAAACTTCTGTAGAAACAAAAAATGATTTAAACCCCTTAAAGCCCAAATAGTAGGTTATTGAAGAAGCTATAAAAGTAATTAAAACCAAACAAAACTTTTCGACAAAATTTGAATTAAATTGCTTTCTAATCACGTGCAAACTTCCGATTTATTTTATTTTTAAATTATATAGTTACATTAAACAAAAAGCTCACCTTTTGGCGAGCTCTTAGATTCATTCTGGCGATTACTTTACATTTCGCCCATTTTAGAAATCTTTATACTCAAGTGTATACCCAACTGTCAAGCACAAGTTTCTTGATTATCAGGAAGTTCAAAACGAAATGAGCGAGAAATACGCGATCTAATTTCATTTTCCCATTCTGCAATAATAGATTCTCCAAATAACTCAAACTTCTGATAGCTTTTTATATATGCAGTCTTGGTGGCAACAATACCTGCAATTTTCATTTTTTCATTTAACGTATATGGTCGCTTACCAGTACCATTACATTTTTCACAAAACCTTGCGCCATCAGGAAAACCCTTTGAACTAAAAGTTTCAAGTTTTCCTATTCCTTGGCATGCTCCACACATAGCCTTAACAAAAACATGGCCACGCAAAATAATCTCAGCCATTCCTTTTGCCAGATTAGTAAGATCACCTTGAGCATTAGTTGGTGTAAATTTTCTCTTTACCATTTCTTCATGAATCTTTACTGCTAATTTATTTCGCGCTCGGAAAAAATTACCAGATTTAATCTCACCACGAACGAATTCAACCTTACCCGGTATATCTTCAATACGGCGTTCGGTTTGAAAATTAAAGTCATACTTACTGTAAAAAGTTTTAGTTTGTTTTTGTGCAGGGGTAATTATTGCGATTCGCTCAAAATCAACCTTTTCAATCAAGACAGTGGCCCAAAGCTTTGCAGCTGGTGATAATAGCGCTAATTCACCTAAAACCACATCTTTCGAAATTTTCTTTCCTTCGGCTTTGCCTTGAGCGATAGCAAGGCGAAGCAACTCAATAAAATCAAACTTTTCAACTAACATAATCGCCTTCCTATTTACCCTTAATTAATAATTCAATTTGCTTTAATACCAAACCTGACTTAACTTGCTCTGTACTGAACCGTAAAACTGTAAAACCCATCATTGCTGCGGAGTTGTATTTCTCCATATCCCCTATATAGCCCTTGCCTCTTGTGTGACGGCCTCCGCTCCAGATCCCGCCTTCAACTTCAATCAAAATCTTTGTACCCGTTATTAAAAAATCTGCTCTCCATTTACGTTCCGGATGAAATTTATATTCCTGTTCAAAACCAATCTTGCATGCTCTTAAATGAGTTGCCAGAACCATTTCACCCACACTTGGTTGTCTGGCAACTTGCTTTGCTGAGCGCCGCTTTTTATTTTTCTTTATCGGAAATAATTTGCGGTATTCAGCAATGCTGACTGATGACATCAAGCACCACCTTTCAGCAAATGTTCCAACTCATTAACAAAGCGGTTATAAACTCGTGCTTTATCCTGATCACCAAAAAGGCTTGATGCATGAGCATCGTGTTTATACTTTTGAGCCAATTCACTTATTGAGTTTTTGAGATCTTCCACAGTCGCTTGTTGTTCTTTTTGAATCTCCCAAGACCACTTTCCAGATTTACCTTCAAACTCACTCATGGCTGGATCCTTTATGGTATTCAACACACGTTCAACTGTGCGTTTAGCTGCTGCCTCTGCTTCGGCTTTTATCTTTTTACTTCGTTGCCATTGTTCAAGATTCATCCCCGCCTCCGTATATTGATTCGTGGTCGCGGATGGCTTGTTCTACTTTATGGATGTAAACATCTGCCAAGCCGTTTTCGATTGGAACTGAGACAAGTAAGAATCCATTAAAATCAGCCATCTTCACTTTGGCTTTTGCTATCTTTATGCTGCCAAACAAGTTGATTAGCTCAACCGACTCCACAAGGCGCTTGAGGTCGGAAAGGCTAACCACGTGCTCGTAAATCGTTTCTAGCTCACCAATGTTATTTAGATCTGCTGTCTCCCAATCTTCTAAGCTATGATCGAAGTAAGTTAAAAACTCTTCTGAGTAGTAAGTGTCTGTATCTACAACATAGTGCGAAGCTGTTCTATCAGGCGCACCCTCTACCACCTCTCTCGCCTTATCCAACCCGTACTCACGAATAAACTGTTCTGGTTTCATACTGCTTCCTTGTAACGTTTAGTCATGCTTTCAGCTTTGAACTCTTCAATTTTCCCTGCACGTCTAAGCTTGATATACAAACATGCTGCTGCTCTTGTCTCGGTTGTTTTTAACCCATGGTTATATGCACAGCGCAAAGCCATCATTTCTTTGTAATTCATCTGCCTAGCTCCACCATGTTCAAAACAGAAACTTCCATTTCAGCAAGCACGTAATTTTTTAATTCGTGGTAGGTGTTGTTTTTGAATGCCTCATGTACTTCTTTAACCACGATCATGTCGAAGTAAGGACGCTTTCTTTTTTCCGCGATTGTGATTAATCGGAATTTGATTTCTGATAGAGTCATGCTGCACCTCTCAACGCCATCGGCAACTTAAGACCATCGGCTTCAAGCATTTGCTTAAATTCTTCTTTCTGGTCGAATGGATCGGGCCAATATTCAGTGTCGGGTTTGAGTTCCCAAGGCTGAACCTCTTTGATTTCCTGAGCCATTTTGTTGACTGGTTCTTGGATCTTTAGTTTTTCGCGTAATTCCGCAATTGCTTTCTGTGCAATCGTTTTGTATCGCTCTGCATCTGCTTGCTGCTCTTCCTTGGTTTGCTTGTGTTCAAGTTGAAGCTGTGTTTCTTGAGTAGAGAGAAAACCCGCTACCTCAGCTTGTTTGATTGCTGCAATGCGCTGGTCTGGATCTACCCCTAAGCTCACGTTGTAGACTGGTTTTAAACCTTGGTCTTTAGCTTCAGTCACCAAGCGTTCGTAAATAGACACGAAGATCTTCTTAGCTTCTGCCAATTGAAACTTGTCACCAGTTGCAACCAAGTCAGCACACTTCTCGAATGCTTTAGCAGCTTGCTCAGTCCACACCACAGTCATTTCACGACCAGTGCCATATTCGATTGAGTTTTTAGCTATTGCCCAAGCTTCATGAGCATCTAACCAATCTGATGCTTTAGGCTCACACCAAGAACGAAACTCTGGAATGGATGGGCAGAAAGTTGATTTCATCATCTTGGTTACACCACGCTTGAAATCTTCTGCTGTTAATCCTTGAAAGCACTCAACCATTGATTCAGCGATATCTTTTGGATCTACACCTGCCCATTGATCTGCGAATTTCTTTCCGTAAAACCCGCGCATTTTCCCAATTAGGCGAATAGCGTCTTCAAAGGTGAACTCACGCATGACCCACCTCCTCAATCATTAACGACTTTTTTGGTGTGACATCTCGAAAGCTTGTGCCACGGTTTAAGAAGTTGTCCCATTTAGCCTGTTCATTAGCTGTCTGTTGAGCAGCTGACTGATAGCCTGTGTTTTGGAAACGTGGCGCTCTTAATTTCGCCCAGTCATCACGAATGGCGGTTTTGAATGCTGCATCCCAATCTGCATACTTGTATCCATTGGCTGCTGCTTTTGAAACGAAGTATTCAAGGTGTTGTTCAAGATCACCGAAGTTTTTAGAAGCTGCCCAAATACGAACTTGTTCACTGATTTCAAAATTTTCAGGTACAGTTGTTTTTTGGTTTTTAGGTTTGCGTTTAGGCGAAGCCGAATTTTCGACAACGTCGGAAATAACTTCAGGAATCAGGTTAAGGGAATCAGGAATCAGGTTAAGGGAATCAGCACGATCAGTTCCGTCTTGCTCCAGATTATTCTCGATATTTGGCAAGTTACTAATATTAAAGTTATTTTTAGATAACTCTTGGTCTGCTTGGTCAATATCAGGAATTTCACTTCCACTCTCACGCTCATTCTTATGAGGGTTTTGGTGCTTAGTAAAATTCAATGCCTTGATGTATTGACGTCCTTGAACGGTATACTTCGAGATAAATCCAGATTTTTCTAGATCAGTCACGAGCTCTTCAATATCACAGTCGTCATAAGGCAATAGCTGAACCTTCAAACGTTTAGGTTTGTATTCAAAACAGCCCTTAAAATCAGCAATTGTCCACATTCCAATGAACAATAAGCGCGCTAACGGATTAACATCGCCCAATTCATCATTAGTGAAAAATGAAGGTTTAATGTTTCTAGCTCTAGCCATTTAATATTTCCTCCATTGCTGTACGGAATTGAGTCCAGTTTTTTACTGACTTCGCTAGATCCTTTAATTCTTCCTCATCAACACCACACTCGAGAGCTTCTACAAGCCAAGCTAATGACTTTTGGTAATCAACATATGAAATGCGATTTTTAAGAATCCCTCGGATGTAACAGGCTGATTTCTCAAGGTCACCCTTTCTATTAAAGTTTGCGACCTTTGGAATATTTGCGAACATTGCGCCAGCATCTAAGTTTTGATCTTTTGTATAAATCGGATTAAGGTCATCAATAGCTTGAAGTAGTTCATTTACTTCAAATCTCTTAAGCCATTTGTTAATGTTTTTTAGACCAGTCTCATTTACTTGAGTTTGGTTCTGAATTGATTGTTCAAAATAATCAGCAACACTTTGAGCGACTTCACTCTCAAATCCCTTTAATTCGTCTCGCCAATTGAGCATCATCTGAAGTTGTCGTCTTCGCTCATCTAGCTCCTCAAGCATTTTTCTTTGCTTATCAAGAACTGTGTTGTCAGATAGCAGTCGATCACTCTTGCCCAAATTACAATCCAAACATGAAGTAATTAGGTTGAGAATGTCGTTATCTCCTCCCTTACTTACTGGATTGATGTGATCAACATGTAAAATTACGTCTGGAGCAGACTTGCCACAGTACTGACATTTAAATTGATCACGTTTAAAAACTTCAAAACGCAACTTGTCACCAATTGGCTTTCGCTTTGGTTTTTCAGTTTTTTCTGCTAATATTGAATAGTTCATTTGGTCCTTCTCCGATTGAACACGAAGCCTGATTTACGAGATCAGGCTTTTTCTTTGTAACCAAGCTCAAAACACATTCCGAAATCTTCAATGTCATCTTGAAAAAGATCGTCAATGGTTTGCTTGCTTTCCATCCACGCTTTTGACATCACAAAAAGCGCATTCAGCTTTTCTTCACTAATCATTCGATATTTCTTGAGTACAGTTTTAAATCCAAGAATGTCCAACAGCACTAAACAGTTCTCAAGCTCAGTCAAGCCATTGGATTTTCTATCATTTTTCATTCGTGATAATGTGCTTGGATCAATCCCTAACTGTTCGGCAACCTGACTTTGATTGCTTGATGCAAGGGCTTGCAAAACTCTAGAAACTTCATTTCTAGCCCTTGCACTCAATTCGGTTGATACTTTGCTCATGGTTTAGTTCCTAAGCGGTTAATTGTTCTGAACAATATTCCTTCCATAAATTTTCTAGTTTTCTTCCTAGATCATATGAAAGGCGTTTCCCACATAACCCGCGCTCTAAATCACTAACGTAATTCTGTGAGCACCCGATTTCTGCGGCTATAAATGTCTGAGTAAGACCCTTTTCCCTTAACTCAGAGATCATCTTCTGCCATTGATTCATGGGCGGTCTCCGATAATTTTTATTAAATATATAGGTTTTCCGATATTTATTCAATAGCCAAACCGATTGAAATATGTATCAGAATTCCGATAGAAGTAACGATGGACAAATTTATGGCTACTTTGGGCGAAAACTTAAAAGCAATTCGCAAAGCTAAGAAAATGACTCAAAAAGAACTGGCTATGAAGTCAGGTGTCAAACAATCTGTAATTTCTGATCTCGAAACAGGGAATGCCAAATCGACAGGCTCTATACTTGAGTTGGCTACCGCACTTGGTGTTACCGCAGAAGAGTTAAAAAAAGGCATTGTCAGTAAGTTTGATAATAACGTTGAGCCTATAACTAAAAAGCTAATTCCCGTTCTTTCTTGGGTGCAGGCAGGAACAATGACATCAGTAGAAGCTATCGATCCTAATAAAATAAATGAATGGTTGCCACCCCTTAGTGCAGATGATCCAGATGGATGTTTTTATTTAAGAGTTGTTGGCGTAAGTAATTCCCCAAAATATGAAGAAGGTGACTATATTTTAGTTAATCCAAACTATCAGGTTTGTGATTTACTTCCTGATGATCTAATTGTTGTTCGAAATAATACAGATGCAACCTTTAAAAAGCTTGTAATTGAAAGTGATCAGCGCAAATACCTGCAAGCCCTAAATCCTAACTTTCACCCGAATATTATTGAATTTGAAGATGGTATGGAACTGGTAGGCTTGGTTATTGATGCGTTTAGGCCCCTAGGTGGATCACGCCCAAAGCGTGTTAGAAAAAGTTAAATTAAGGTTTTAGGTGATACATGGACAACTCTAAACTACCAATCAACCAGATTATTGCTCGCATCAATGATGCTGCTAAACATGGTGAAGCTTTGGTGCTAACCGCTGAAGAAGTGAAGATTCTTTCTAAAGATATTGGCGACAAAGTCTTTATTCCTGTGCTTACTAATGAGCAGGTC